ATTTCTTCTTCCCCATAAGATTCAAACTTGTAAGGGGCATACCATATTTTTTTCATATAAGTTTATTGTGTTTAAAAATTTCTGTTATTGTATTAATTATATTTTGTTCGTAATGTACATAATTCAAAGCTAATTTCCAATTTTTATTAATAATTTCTTTTTTAGAATTATAATAGTCTTCAGTTAAATTATTTGATATATAAATTAAATCATCTACGTTATTAAACGGTATAATACCGTTTATATCAAAGTAATCCCCTATATTCGAACAACCCCAATATAAAGGAATAGTCTTTAATAAAAAACAGTCTAGTATTTTTTCAGTAAAATAACCTCTACTTGATACATTTTCGATTACTACTCCAAATTGTGAATCACCAAATATAAATTCTTTACCTAAACGAGCGTCATTAATATTATTTCTATCTCCATAGGTTTCATAAAATTTAGTAGGAATAGTTAACTCATTTTTTCTAGCTGTTACCTGATGTCTTAAAGAGTGGCCGTATGTTTTAAGTAATTTGCCTTGTAGATGGGCTAATTTAAATTCTTTATTATGTTCTTTTTCATATTGGTCCGGTTTTAACCAGGTGTGTCCAAATGGTTGAAATACAGCATTATCACAATTATTTAATACTTTATCACTTTGAGTTAAAATAATATTAAATAAATCTTTATTTTGAATTACCCAATCATGTAAACCAAAATATTCATTTGGTTCCTGAAATGATATAATATTAATAGGTGATAAATCTTCCTGTGATTGGGGATATGTTTCAATAAATAAAGAAAAATCTAAGTGGGATAAATGTTTCATTTTATCCTCAAAAATTTTACTATCAAAATGAGCTGTTTTTATTTTCATATTGTGTTGTAAAATTCGTTTTGTTTTTCTTGTCTTTTAATATTTTTAGGGTGAATTAAACAAAATTCATCTTGAGCAGGTAAAGAAGCATATTGTTTATAACCTTCTAATACCTCATGAACTTTATTTTTCCATCTAATAGATTCATTATTACGATAAATTCTCCACTGATAATCAGGGAAATTTATTCTGTCGTTTTCATACCTCCAACCCCACTTGAGGATATGTTCCTCGGTGATACCACTTACGGTATTAATTCGAGGAACTAAGTATACATCCACTTCGGGATTACTTTCTAATATGTCTGGGAGCATATCAAGTAATTCTACTGAGGGTAATTCGTCAGCATCGATTTGGAAGATATATTCTCCTTCACAGTGGTTTGCTAATTCATTTTTATAACTAGCAAAGTCTTTATTTAGAGGATGGAACCAATGTTTAATTCCTCTACCAACAATCACACCAATAACATCATCAGTATGATTATCTTTATCTATTTGAACAACAATTTCATATTCAGGAAAAAGAGCTCTGTCAGATAAATAATCTAACAGAGTCTCTAATTCCTCATGTTCATTACAAACCGTGATTGCTAAGCTTATCATTCGGGTAATACTCCAATATATGAAAGAGCTTCCATATAATCATGTTCTTTAAAGTTCTGAAGAGTAGACATATCCATTCTCCATTCGTAGTATTGTCCTTCTTTTCCTGGAATTGGGTATTTTTCTTTTTCTTCTTCTGAGACAGGAACTGCCTTTACTGCCGCCCAAGCCCATTCAAAAGATGAAGGACCATTAGCAAATATCATTCCTTTTTCTGGGAGATTTACTGCTGAGGGCATCCAAATTTTACCTTTTTCATCGGTATAAAATAGATCTTTATAAAGTTCAGGCAATACTTCTTTTTGTTGGTCAAGAAATTCTCCATCCTCAACCATTAAAGAATTAGTCTGGAAGCCGCAACCGTAACAAAAATATGTTTTTATATCTTGGTTTACTTCATCTACGTAACATGCGTCCGAACCGCAGCGGTCACAAATTGTTAAATTATCCATTTACTTTTTTTAATTTAGGGATTTCAATTTTGTTTAATTTTGGTAATTCTAATTTTACCTCTTTAGGAAATTCAGGAACGTGTTGAGTTAATATTTCATCAATTTTATCCTTCATTTTATCCCAACTAAATTCTGTTTCTGTTTTACGAGCTTGTTTTTTAGCTCTATCAGTATAATTTTTATAGTTTTCAAATACATCCTTTAAGAAAGTACCGGTTTGTTGGTGATCAGGACTAAACCATTGTGATTCAGCAAGTAGCCATTGATTAGCAGCACTTGGGTGAACATTGGTTAGTTGACCTCCTATCAAACATGTAAACTTAGGATCTAGAAAATCCATTTGACCTGACCATCCTGAACAGATTAGTGGTTTTTTACTTAAAGTGAACTCAAGCAATGGACGACCATATCCCTCACCTTTAGTTAAGCTAACCATAGCTTTTACTTTAGGGTGATTATAAAGCAAATTCATTTCTTCATCACTAAACTCTCCATGTAAAAGATAAACATTAGGTAAATTTTTAGAATTTACAGTTTTAGCTATCTTTTTAATCTTTTTAAGGATTTCTTCTCTATCCATGTAAGAAGAACTTACTTGAGATGTTTTTAAAATCAAAGCAGGACGATTCATTTTGTTTTTAAAGGTTTCAAAAAACGCTTTAATTAATAAACCTACATTCTTTCTATCTTCTCCCAAATCACCTTGAATCCAATGTCCTACAAACAAATAAGCAAATTTTTCCTTAATACCCATAAGTGAATTATAAAGCTCACTTTGTGGAATTTTATCTAATACTTTATAAATGTTAGTATCAGCACCTTCAAATAATACCTCCATAGGTTTTTCTAGTTTTACTGTACTTTCTAAAGCGTTAGTTTGTTTATTTCTTTTTTCGTATTGGATTGATTCAAATACTTTTTTAGAATGTTCTGAAGAAACAATGTTAAGATTCATTCTATTTAACCCTTCAATCCAGTCTCCAGCACACATAGTGGTTTCAACTCCTGCTGTAAATCCAATATTAAATTTACCTACAGGTTGAAATTCACTAGGAATTGTTACTTGAGCCCAAATATCAGGTTGTGGGTTTTGAGCTTGAACATCTAAGTTGTACTGGTATAAAAATTCCCATTCTGGATTGTCTTTACAAAATCCAAAAGGAGTAGCTCCCCATCTTTGAGGCAATAATTTTACAGTATACTTATCAGTTTCAATGATAGCTTTAACTAGATCTCTAGAGCGAGCTCCATATCCAGAGTATGTGTCGTATGGACAACTTATTACAAATAACGGTTTCATTAATATAACAATTCGTGGTTTAAAATTCTATCTTTCGTTTCGGTGGCATTAATTAATTCAAATTTTTCTCTAGGTTCCCAAGTATCAAATAACTCATCAAAAGCCTCTATTACTCGTTTACCTTGAATTTGAGCAGTAAATCCTGCTTCTCCTAAAGCCCATGCTCTACCTTCTAATCCTCTTTCTCTACGTTCTTCAGTAGTTAAGCTATAAACTTCCATAATACGTTTAGTAGCATCTTCAGGGCTACAAATATCGTCCCAAATATAAGGAGTTGGAGGTGAACCTACAAGAGTACGTGTTGAAGGAAATATGGGAAAAGCCCATCTACCATGTTTTTTATAAGTACCTCTATGGTTAGATGGAATTTTATCTGAAGGGGTAAACCAGTTTCCATTTTCATCTTCAAAACGCATTTGATCTTGCATTCCACCTGTTACGTTAGCAATGATAGGATTACCTGCTAAAATAGCTTCAGTCAAACTTAATCCCCAACCTTCATTAGATGTTAATAGAATCTGGCAATCTGTGCTATTGTAGAGCAAATTCATTTGTTCAGGGTTATATTTTTCATCTGTGAAGATAATATTGTATTGGTCTCCATTTGCTATTAATTCAATTACAGCCTCTAAATCAGTTCCATGATCAAATACTCTATCAGTATGCAATACCAAAGCACATTTTTTAGCTTGCTCAATAGGTAATTGGTCAATAAAAAATCGGTATGCTAAAATAGTATCAGGAATTTGTTTACGTCTAATATTTCGAGAATTGAATAACAAAGCAAAATCATAATCTTTACCCTTAAACAATTTGTTTTTAAATTCTTTTAGTTTAGAATCATTTTTATCCAAAGGTTTAAAGTTTTCATGATTTAGTCCATGAGGAACATACTTAAGAATTTTACTATCAGCTTTATCACCCAAAACAAGTCGGTTAATATTTACTGTTTGTTTTGAAATACCCATTAACAAATCACATGCCTCATAATAAGGTTTATTATAAAGAGGAGCTGGATAGTCATCCCAAATATTTAAATAAGTGATAGGAATACTTCGGCGGATTTCATTTTCCATCATAAACAACCAAGTAAAATAACGTGGATCCGTAATCAACATTATAGCATCTGGTTTTTCAATTTGGATAAGTTGTCTTAAGATATCTGCGTTTCCATATTCATCAACTGGATAAAGAGATACTGATGAATCTGTTAAGCCAGTAATTTCATTAGTTGAAGGGGACAAATCAAAACGTTTACCTTTATCAGGATGTTTGATTGATCCTCCTAAACAGGTCCAATTAAAATGTTGGGCTGTATGGATTACAATTTCTTTACCTACGTTAGCAACACCAGAGTGAACTCTAATGTCATCAGTAATAAGCATAATCTTTTTCCTCTTTTCAGGAGGAAGATAAGCAAAACTTGAATTCATAAATTTTTTTAGTCTTTAATTTCTAAATTATTGTGGTTGTGTACTTTTTTACGAAAGTCTTCATCTGTAAGATACAAATGAATAGTGCGGTCAGCAAGTTTTTGTAAAGAAAATTTGTACTTAACACAAGCAATCTTGAAATTTTCAAATAACTCACTCTGTACTTTTACAGAGGTTAATGTCATATCCTTTTTATTTGTCATAATCTTTATTTGTTTGTTGTATATAAATATATTAGGATTCTCTAAGATATACTAAACTGACAAAGTTCTTTATTATCTTTAAAAGGACAAAATCTACAAGTAAATTTATCAGGTTTTGGTTCATATTTTTTATCTTTATATGAACCGTCCTGATTAAACACGTTTTCAATAAATGAAGTAATTGCGTTTGTTGCTTTATTAAGTTTTACTTTACCACTTGCTGGTTTGAATTCTTGAATCCTAGAAATTGGATAAGGGGATTCTTCCCATATTTTTCTTTTGACAATAAAGAATTCTATATCAATATCGTCTTCAGAAACACCAAACTGTTGAGCAAAAAATTTCTTATACAAAATTAATTGCATCTGTTTAGTTTCGTCTTTTTTAGTATAATCGTCCCAACCTTTAGTGGATGTTTTAATATCCATAATTTTAAATTTATTGGTTGATTCATTATACAAAACCACATCCAGGTAACCTTTATACAAAACGTTTTTAAACCCTGGATGTGGATTAAGTAAAATAGGTACTTCACAGCCTATCAAATACCAGCCTCGTTTACCAAAATAACCGCCTCTATTCTTTTTAATGAAATTTAGAATAGCTAGTCCATCTTCAAAAAACTCTCTCATTTCAACAGAGTTAGAAAAGTGAACGTTTTTATTTGACTTGTAATCTTTTAAGTATGTTTCTCTAAAACGTTCCTCAAAATAAGCCTCTAAATCAATTCGGTCAGCCTCAGCACCACTTACCTCATATATAGTTGTTATATAATGTTGTAATGCCTCGTGCAATGCAGTTCCGAACGTCATATGAATAGACGATTCAGACGTGTAATAACCGTCTTTATACTGCAAACTCCACTTGTGTGGACAAGCGGTAAACATAGACAACTGACTATAAGAAATTGACTTTTCGTAAGCGTAGTTAACTTCTCGTAAGTTGTGTTGTTTAATTTGTTTTACAATGGCTGGTATTTTTTTCTTTTTAGCCACCTAGTGTTTTTTTCAACTTCTCTAAATAAAGGATCCCATCCATTAGTTCTTCTTGAGCATTCTCAATCCATTCTAATACCGTAAAATCGTTTCTATCTAGAGTGTTATTGTATTTTTCAAAACCCATTTTAGCACGAGTGTTAAATTTATTAACAACTGATTGTACTATTGAATCTGGTTTAAATGGTTCTGTGGTTTTGTCAGGATAAACTCCCCACACATCACTGTTTTTTGTCATTTAACTTCTTTTAATAACTTTTTAATTTCTTTATTGTCAATTCCTGCTTTTTCAAGAATATGTTCAATTCCTTCTCGTTTAAGAAGATAAATATAATCTTCGGCTTCTCCTAGAGAAATAACATAGTAATCAGCTATGTATTGTAACAAATCTTTGTTTGGTCTTTTTTTAGAAGACTTAACATACTTGAGGAATATATTGGCTTTAGGTAACATAGTGCAGTAGTACTTATAGGTTTTTTCCTTTTCAGGATATGGGATTCTTTGGCCGTAATTCGCAACCTCAGTGTATCCCTCATACATACTTACAAACCGATGAACCATGTAAGAATTGAACGATTCTTGTTGATCTTCTGTGAAAGAAGACCAAGGTTTTTTATCAGTTGTGATTTGTTTTAACCAATCAAAGATTGACATTTGTATATTCTTCTCTTAATTCCTTAGGTAAAGTTTCAAGCAAAATTTCTCCAGTTTCAGCATCATAAAATACTGGGATGGGTACTAGAGCATCTTCATCTGCTCCTACTACAAAGCGAGATACTTTACGAATAATGACTCCTTGACTCCATACTTTTTTACCTGTTGAAGTTTCGACTGTGGTTGTTTTTGACAAGTCAAGATTGATGTTCATTTGTTGATTTTTCATTTTGTTTGTTTTGTTTATAATCTAAATAAAATCCTATTGCTACTATAATATTCATACCCATGCTCATAATAATTTCATGTATATCTTGATACACAGTTGTCATTAAATGAACATGACCTACCATCCAGAAAGGTACGGATAAGTTTTGGCTAATCCAAATTATAGTAAACTTTAGGAATTGTTTCATAATACTTTTTTACCAGCTACAGATAATATTCTAGAGATAAGAGCCATAGCATTTATTTCTTTATCAATTCTAAAATTAGAATGGTACTGGTATTCCTCAATGTAAATAATTACTTGTCCGGCTTCAGTAGGAGCATATTTGTCTACGTGGTCAAATAAAAATCTGAATAAGTCTTCAAAATCACTAACACCAGAATCAGCTACTATTTGTCTAATGTTATTAAACGATTTAGAACTTGGTTTACATAACTCCATGAGGATTTGATTTTTGTAGTTACTAGACACTAATACACTTTTATCTACAGCAATTTCATCACCTACTACACTCATTTGTAGTGTGTTAAGCATTTTACGTAGGTCAGGATAAAATTGATTGACAACTAGTTTTAAGTTATCTAAATCAATATTTACATTTTCTTGTTGTAAAATATTGTTAATGTGAACTGCTACCTCTTGTTTAGATGGAGGAACAATTTTAAGTACCTGGCAACGTGATTGAAGAGGGTCAATAATCCTCTCAATATAGTTACAAGTCAGAATAAATCTTGTTGTACGTGAAAATGTCTCAATAATGTTTCTTAGCGACGCCTGAGCTTGAATAGTAAGGAAATCAGCCTCGTCCAAGATGACAACTTTGAGCGGCTTAAAAGACGCCACAGACGAGAAGCCCTGGACCTTATCCCTAATAGTATCAATACCACGTTCATCGGAAGCATTAATATAGAGATAATCGCAGTCAAGA